CTGTTCCCGTAACACCACCGTTACGCAAGTTAGCTATCCCAGCAGTTCCACCGGAAACAAAAGAAAACCCTTGCAAACGAGTGCGCCCCGCAAAAACTACCCCCGCTGCGTTGGCGTTTATACCAGCAGACACGTTTCCTGCGGGGTTGCCAACTGCGGTTATGCTTGCAATTGTTTTAAAATATCCGGTACTGGTTGCCGTTCCATCATTAGCCCCCGTAAGGTTTTCGGTAAGAGCCGCACCATTTACATCTGTGCCGACTATATTAAACGACTTTGAAGAATCGTTACCTGCTGACAAAATGGTTACTTGCCTTGCAGAAGCGTTTGTAACGCTGCCGCCAGAAGCTAAAGCCCCGCCAATAACCAAGGCTGCGTTGTTTCCCACTGAAGTGGCTGTTGAAATTCCGTCCGCATCTAATGCCACCTCATCGCTGATGATGACCGGGGTTACGTCTGATCCTGCCATTTTGGCCTCCTATAAATGAAGGCGGGGCGTTAACCCCGCCAAATTAAACATTAGGCTGCAAAAGCAAACGTACCTGTAGTACCCGCGCCAAGATGCTGGAAGTTAAACGAAACATTCCACAGACCCTTTGTTGTGCAGGTGAAGTAGATATATGAGCCAATGCTCATCAAGTTCGTTGCTGCGCCTGCTGGAGTAAACTTCAACAAAGTTTCTCCCGCAGCAGACGTATCGAACACAACTGCGTTGCTTGTACGGCTTTCTATAACGCTGCCTGTCTCATAAGCATCACTACCCGCGCAATCAAAGCTCAAGAAAGCAGTTCCGCCAGTAGTGTCTACGGACTGAGCGTGTACAACAACAACACCTGCTGTCGCTGCTGGCAGAGTCGTGATCTGCTGGGCACCGCCAGTGAATGGGTTGACGTTAATTCCAGCAACATAAGTAACTGTAGCACCAGTGGCTTTAGCCGTTACAGCTAGACCGTTTAGCGTGGGGTGAGCACCACCAGAAAGGACAGACCCAAGTACCGTAAGATCCCCGCCAATCGTAGCGTTGGTTCCGTATGTAGAGTTAGTGGTATCAACGCCAGTTGTAGCGTTGGTTGTAATGTCTTGAAAACCGTTTTGCGAACGAACTGGTCCGCTAAAAGTAGAATTGCCCATGAGAATCTCCTGTCTTGGGTTAAGTCAGCCACAGAATGCGACTGTCAGGGATATCTCTACAATACAACAGGTCTATTCAAAAAGAAAGGGGCAACCGAAGTTGCCCCTTGTCCCCCTTGGAAGTAGAGGGTCTTAGGCTCCAGGGGAGCCAAAGATACAACGGGGATCGCTGAAGCCGAAGCTATAACGTTCCCGTGCTTTGAAGCGCATGTTACCCGTGTCGAAATCAGCTTCCATGTTAGTGGAAAGAGGAGTCCGCTCAAAGTGAACAAAGCCGCGAGGCGCGTCAGTTTTGATGAAGAACGCATCTGGATCAGTAAGGAAGTCGTTGACGGCATAGCCTTCTGGCAACATCCCCATGGAACGGATTGCGTTAGTGTCATTGTCCGAAGTACCAACACGAAGGTTAGAGACCATCAGACGTTCGGCAACGAATTGCAACTGACGAGGGATCATCAACTTTATGCCACGAAGAGCAACCTTCAAACCACGTTCGTCAACATAACCAGCGATGTTGATCAAAGCATCTTCAAGAGATGTTTCATTCAAATCCGCAGGAGTTGATGGTTCGTTGGCAAAAGTCCCACCGTTTGTAAGTGGGTGATCCGTAGCACAAAGTGCAACACCGTCACCGCCAGCAGAAGCACCCGCAGTGAACGCATTGTTCAGCACAGCGGCAGCTTTAACCTGCTTAGAGTGAGCCATTGAACGAGCGAGGGCTTTCGTGTAACGACTGCCGAGGCGGTCATACAAGTTGTCCTCGATTGCTTCCTCAGTAATGGAGAACGCAAGCGCAACGGTTTCGTGGTTGTAACGAGCTGTGTATGCTTCGTTAGCATCGTCAAAGTTAATCGCAGAACCTTCTGACTTAGTAGGTGCTGCGCCAAACCCGGCCAACATAACCTCTTCTTCGAATGCACGATCCGATGATTCAGTTGTGAAGATCTCAGCGTGTTGGTTTTCGTAACGATTGTACTCCATACCAAACAGCGCGTTGAGGCCCGGTTCTAGCTCTTTCGCTAGTTGTGCGCGTGAAATAGCCATTTTTTAGACCTCCTTATACGCCAGTTGTAGAAACAGAACCAGCCGCAATAGAACCCGTAGGCGCATTGAAGTGGTTGTTTATACGAACGATTAATGGGATACCCGCAGCGGTAAAGTCAGCATTGTCGGGGTCATTTTGGACACCCATAATGCGTAGAGCCAATGTGTTGGTAGCTGCGATTGTGTTCAGATCCGCTGTAGCAGAAGACATGCCAGTAGAAGTAGTTCCACTGTTGCCTGTTGCAAACGCGATGTTCGCAAATACGGCAGCACGAATTTCCGTTTCAGTGTTGGCCCCAGCCACTACGTTAGACGTAGCAATTGTGAACAACTGATTTGGGTCATCATACAAAAAGGCTTTGACAGGGAATGTAGAATCCGCGCCTGATCCAGGCCAAAAATTGCCGAAGACCGTTTCACCAGTAGTCGAAGAGACATACTCGCATCCGCCAAAAACACCCACGATTGACACGTTACCACCGGCCGCAGCCTGTAGATCGTCAATCACACCACCAGCTAACGGGATAACCGCCATGCCGCTGAAGATTGGGTTAGTGTTGCCGGCCGCAATTCTGTACTCAGTCATACCAGTAGAATTAGTCGATTGACCAATCTTACCAATGGGACGTAGCCCAAAAGCTCCGTTAGAATTTGCCATAATAGCACCTCAAAAATTACTCGGAGTCTCTTCGTGAGCCTCCGAAGGATACACGACTTTGCCGACTATTGGTTATCGGCATAGAAGGATGTTGGTCCTTCATTAAATCCTGATCGACTGATACCATTTGTTCGCGGGTCCGGGTCCCGTAATACTCGGATCTTTCATTGGCGGTTTCGACAGGTATGCGACACAACATAAGTCCCCCTTGCCCGATGATTCCCTCAAAACGACCTTCGTCAATTGTGGGGGCTTCGTAGTCTGGATACTCGTCCTTACGAACAGGTTCCCATCCTTCGCGTAGTTTAGTGTTGACGTTCATCTTATCGTCTTCACCACGCATTGCGGTACGAATCCAACGATGCACATAGCCCTCTGGGGCGTCAGGTGCAGCAAGGCGGCTGGGCGGAGCCCAAGGTTTTCTGCGAGTTTCTGTTTCTCGAGTTGCGTTTTTTCGCGGTGTTCGGTTGTCAGTCATTTTATCAATCCTTCACAAATTTAGCGTATTCTTCAAGAGGTACGCCTAGCTTTTTAGCAATCGCAACTTGTGAGTGCGTTAACTTGACCGTCCTGCGCCCCTGTTTAGTACTGCGGGATGCGGAGTTGCCAGCGGATGCGACCTGACTACCTCCTCCCGATCTTTTCGCGGGTTGGAACTTGTGTGGAAATTCCGACCTGATGCGTTTATCCACTTCAGTATAGTACTCAGTTGACTCTGAGTCAAACCCCTCATCGTTAGTCAACTGTGAGTGGATTGCAAATGCTGCGGCAGTCATCACCTTATCTTCACCGAACCAAGTGTTCTTAGCCGCCCATTTCTCCGCTTGAGGATCTGCTTGAGGTCTTTGCTGCTGCTGCTGCTGTTGAACAGGCTGGACTTGTTCCTGCGGTTGAACTTGAACCTTCGCCTGCTGCTCTTGCCGAGACTTAGCGGTGTTGTATCGAGCCTGCTCATTAGTAACTTGAGCTAAAGCCTGCTGCGCTTCCACCATCTTGTCGGTGTCACCATTTTCGTAGGCTTCTTTGTAGATTCTCTTAATCTCTTCAGTCTGCGCCTGCAGACGAGTGCCAAACTCAGATAGATACCCAGTGTCTAAAGCCTGCATTCGGGTCTTTAGCTGTTTATTTTCATTAATCAATTCTTGTGATAAACGAACAGCTTCAGATTTATCTCGCTCTTCTTTGCGATACTTTTCAGTCAGTTTTTTAATTCTGGACTGAACCCCTTTACTATAACTGTCGAGCTCTTCGTCCCCGTTAGAAGTCTCTACTTTTGTTTCTGGGGTAGTTTCCCCCGAGGCACTCTCAGACTCAGGTTCAGTGTCAATATACACTTGCTCCTGTTCTTGATCTTCGGCCACCATTTTTTCTTCTGACATAATCATGTCTCCTATACTTGCTTAACATCGTCTGGCTCAAGAAGAGTCGCGATAACTTCATCATCATTGATGATGCGAACTTCCCCTCCATCGATCTTAAATCTAGAACCCGAGTAACGGCCAATACATACCCATTGACCTTCTTTGCACCAAGGCTGCGGATTTGGGCCAAACTTGGCCGAATCCCTGTAAGCCAAGGGGCCAAGACGCATAACGTAGGCCACAACCGTAGCCACCGTTTCACGTTCTCGAACTTCGTCTGGGATATAAAGACCCGATGCTGTCTTGGCTTTGCCTTGGTACGGCATAACCAAAAGACGCCAACCTGTCGGCTGCGGCAATCGATCGAGCAATGGTTTTTCTAAAAGGTTTGGGTCTAACACCCGGTCTTCTGATGTCACATACGCGCTATCCAAAGACGAAGATGGGGCTGCGGTTGCAGCTTTCTCTTTGTTCATTTTCTGCGCAACGGAATCAGGAAGATATAAAGTCTTCGACATCGTCTACGTTTCTTTCCAGCAGGGTCTTGATTTCTTCTCTAGCAAGAGAGAGTCCCCGTATCTCTCCGACAGACATTTTGTATTGCTCCCAATCCTTCACAGCACCGAGAGAAAGAGCATTTGCAATATCTTTTTCACGCTCTTCAATTTTCTTGTATAGATGTTTTGCCAAGTCTACAACATCCATTATAGTATGTCCTTGTATTCTTCTTGTGCTTCCGATGTAATCGGGCCACCGCTGGCCCATATGTCACAGACATACTCTGTGGAACATACAAATTTCAGAACTTGACAGTACCCTAAGTCCCCTGAGTCTGTTTCGATGCAATTCATTATCTCATCCGTTTGGTTATAGTTGGCACAAATCCCACAATACTCATCCGTGTCCGCTTCACGGTAGTTATGCTCATACTCCGCCATATCCATGTTTTCCATATTGGCGTCAGGATCTTGAGTCGGCAAAGGACAAGTGTACCCTTGTTCTGTTTCTTCCATTTTATCGACGGGCATACCGTCTGGTAAAATAGTGATCATTATCGTAGTCATGTTGGGTCCTTCCTCAAGTGGTCTATTTTAACCAAGCATAGACCTTGTTCGTCTCTTTAATTCTATGATCCAACCCCGTATATCCGCCGTTTATTTTTCGAGTTAGACGTTTAATTGTGTCATCGTTAACACCTTCGTCACAGATTTTCCACAGGTTGTTGGATTTAAAGAACCAGACTCCTGTGTCAAAGGCATAATCTTCTTCCAAAAGTGAGGGATCTGTCATCACCTCTGGAACTCGCATGTCTGTGGCAAAAGCTTTAACGTTGTTATACCCGGTCAACTGAAGAAATCCACGACCTATCCACTTGTGGCCTTCGCCCTCGGGAATGCCCATACGACCACTGTACACCTTGTCCGCCAGTGCTTTAGGGTTTCGTTCATAGGGCTTTGCGCTCTCTTCTGTGGGAAAACGGCTAGGCCAAACCTTCATCATTGCGTCAACACTATAGTTCAAGTTTTCACGAACATACTTAAACGTACCAGATTCATGGATAATTTGACCCAACAGATGAGCCCCGCGTTCTGGGGATAGCTCGTAATGCTCTGCGATACCTCGAGCCGTGTTCGGTCCAAAAGATCCGTCCGGTGTACACCCGCATTTTTTCTGCAGTATCTTTAGAGCGTCACTCATTTTCGTTCACCTCAACTATTGTTTGAACACATGCAACCGTGATGTTAATCTGAGTGATCATCACCCTTGCTTTCTCTTGCTCCTGTAGACAAAGAGCCTTGCTTTCGTATGCGCCTAGTTGAAAGTACTGCAACCCGTGTAGGTTAGTTACAGTCAGCCAGACTAAAATCCACATTATTTATTTCGGCCAAAGAACTTGGTAGCGGATCTCACGGCGAAGCTACTTGCTACGATCACACCTAACGTATATTGATACCACTCGGGCATATTGGACAACGCACCGAAACCATCCGCCACAGCCGTTCTGCCCCACTCCCCGGTGAACGAAAGTATAAGAGGTATACTAAAAAGTATTACCAAATACTCGTCCTTCCAACTGTTCTGCGTACCTTGGGCCATGATCTTTTCCCAATCCGCTTCTGACGTGGCAGCAGACAACATAATTTTTGCTCTCGCGTCTGCCTCGCTAACCTTCATCCTCGTCTCGGCCTGCTTGGTTTCGACTTTCGAGTTCAACCAAGTCCCCGCCAGATTTGCAATAGGTCCTAAAAATGCTTGTATCATTATTTTTTCCCCATGTTAGTTACGCCGAAGAACACTCCAACGATACCCGCAACACTGACAAAGTAAACGCCAGCGATAGATGACAGGGCGGACACAGCCTCATGCAACCCACCCAAGGCCGTAACCATAATCGCAAACGGGTAAAGAAGCATTCCGCACAAAGCAAACCAAACCATCTTGCGCTGTTGGTCCCGTTTGGAATCCTCATCGTCAAGCCGTCTGCGCCTGTCCTCATAGTCAAGAGCATCCCATTCGGACTTCTCCACTACGCCACTTCCGTTAGTGTCAACTTTCTCAAACTCTGTCACGGTTTTGTCTCCGTCTTGCGTAACTCAAAGCAATGTCTTTGTAGCGTGTTATTATAATGATTTTCCCGTTTTTGTCTACAACAGACCAGTGCGGAGTCTTTACTCGGCCTATATAAGTCACATAGATGTACATCAGAACCCATCCGGACTTGCATTACCACTTACCTTGATTTGCGCCAATAATGTACACAACAACAGCTAAGATGCCGAGCCCAGAAAAAGCCGCAGAAAGCCCAACTGCCCAGTTGATGCATTTGTCTATAAACTCCTGCTTGGCGTATACCAACTCCCGTTGTTCTTTACGTTGCTGGGCCTCGATCCTGACAATTTCTTCCCACGCTTTTGGCCCGTAATTCCAACTGATAAACGCACGAATCTCCTCTCTCATTTCGTCTAGTTTTTTCTTTTGGGTCCATATCTCCAATGCGCTCGACTGAGTGTCAGTGAACATCTTATACATTGGGGGTTTTTTAGCTTTGTCTTCTAAAAAGTTTAAATCACTGACAGCCTTACTCCACGACGATATGGATTTTGACATGTCACTTAGCTCTCGGCCAAGTTGAACGCTTTTCTTTATTCCGTTATAAGCAGCAGTTGCAGCCGCCATGGCAGTAAATGGATCCATAATTCAAACCCTAACTTAGCCTCGCTGCAATTTCTGTCGCTGGATGTCGATGCGCTCACGATTAACCTCGTTCCGATTATCCGCAATTTCTTCTTGGCTTTCGATTCTCGCAGAGTCAGTGGTTGCACGTTGCTGCATTTTCTGGAGCTCAACCAACATCTGACCCTGATCTTCTTCCGTCTTACGAAGTAGATCTTTTTCTTTAATTTCCAACTCTTGCATACGAATCTGCACCAGAGGATCGTCCATAGGGCTGTTGCCTTGAGGCATAAGCTGCGGCATCACCTCAGTCATTAACTGCTCCATCTGCATGGATATCAGTTTTTCCATCTGGGCTGGGTCTTGCATATCCTGCTGAACTTGCGCCATTTGTGCTTGAGCAGCCTGTGGATCAAGCTGTCCCGCGCTTACAGAGGCTTGCGCCTGCTTCATGATCTCGGAAATCTCTGTCTCAACCATCATACGGGCCTTCTGAGATAGGTGCTCCATGACATGAGCATAAAACGTACCCATGACTGTCGGAGACGTCGACACCAAGGGAGTCTTCATAAACATCAAGTGAATGCGGATGTGGGCATCGTGATCCTGATCTGGAAATGTTGTCAGAATCTCGCCCATTAACGCACGGGCGTTCTCGATAGCTGGATCCAAAGGCTTGGGTTGAGGAGGAGGGGGCAACACCTCATCAATATTCTGGACCTCAAGTGCTTGGTACATACGTTTGTACGCAGCGTGGAGGTTATGCATTTCCGGATTAGACTGCGCCAATTGCAACTGCGTTTGTGCCAAGGTTACGCGCTGGGCCATCGAGAATATGTTGGGGTCACTGACCGGAACAACATCAACACGATTGTCAAAGTCCGAAGCCATGATCTGACGTTCGCCGCCTTGAACATCGTAAGGGTATTCTTGGGGCAGATTGTCTCTGAATATCCTAGCTAACACTCGGAACTCTTGCTTCTGAGCATAGTGCAGACGTTTGTGTATAGCGGACATAACTTTCATGCCGCGCTCTAGGAGAGCCACAGTGGTCCCTACAGGGGCTTGAGAGTTAGCATCGCCTGTCTGTTGGTCAGCAAGCTGTACGAAGCGTCTACCGCCCTCTATGAGCGTCCCAAGTAGGTTTGCGAGAGTTCCCGAAGGCTCTTTGTACGGAAGCGGGATAATTGCATCCCGTATGTTTCCACCAGGAGCGTCAATATCTCGCCATTCTCCGGGCTGTAAGGGCTCATCGTCATTCCGAACCCTTACACCCCGAGCCTTGAAGCCAGCGGGGAGGTTCGCCAGCGTTCCGGCATCGATCAACTGGCGAAGAATACTTGTAGCCGCACGACCCAATCCACCAATCATGTGAATTAAACCAAAGCCATAGAATCCCAAACCAGGCATAAACTTGTAGTGAACAAAGTACTGCTGCTTCTTGGCAAGAGGACTGTCTTCTTCAAAGTTTCTGCGAATAGACAGAATGTGTCCCGAGCCTTCATCAACAGAAACAATATACGGGAGAGCAATTCCAGTAGGCTCTCCGTCCGGAGACATATCCTCGAAACCCTCGATATCTAAATCGACGTGCATTTCTAAAATAGTGTATATATCGTCCATGTATGTTTTGGACGTGCCTTGAATCTCGTCAACTTTTTGACGGACCTCATCAGCATCGCCCTCAAAGGTGCTTAACTCTACATCACGGTACATCCCCGCAATCTGCAACTTGCGTATGGCATTAGCATCCATTTTAAGAACGTGGGTAACCCTAGAAGCGGTAGCCAAGTCCGATGCTGCGTAGGGTACAACCAAGTCTTGCGCAGGAATAAACTGAGCGACAGCCCGTTGTTTAGCCTCATCGTAGTAAACTTTTTTGAAACATGATCCCGAAAGTGGTAAATAAAACAGAAGCTGATCCATATCCGGATCAAACTCTTCCATGACTTCCATGATCTGGTAGTTCATGTAGTTCTTAACTCGAGTAGCCTGCTCTTCTCTCTCGGCATCCTGTAGACCAAGTACCTGTGTCTTGACAGGGCCACCGGACGGTAGGAGCTCCTTGTAAGCCTGTGCTTGGAATTGGGTAACACTCTCCGCTATAAGCGGGTGAGTGACGCCTGACGCGCCTGCAAACGGCTGTGTGCGCTCCATGTACTTAATGCCAAGTTGATCCAAGCCTTTAGTGTAAGCTTCCTCCCACTCAGACCTAGACTCCATGTCATCTTCGAAAGACTGACGAAGCTCAGAAGAAAGCTCTCCTAAGTAACCATCCTCGAGATGATCCGCCAAGTTAACGGAGTGTTCTAGGGGCTCTTCCATGACTTCCCCGTTAAGAGAGTCCAGAAGAGATTGGATAACTGCGCCACCTTGGCCGTCTTCTATAACCTCGGCCCCGCCTTCAAACGCCTCGGGCTCCATTACATCTATATTAACAGACGCCTCGCTGGGCATCATGTCTTCCATTGTAATTCCAGCATCTACTGGGCCCATTGGGCGAGGTGGCAAAGCCATTAGTAATACTCCCGTTTACGAGGAACAAAGTTTTCTTCCCCATCGTCCTCTCCGTTCAACGAGATAAACCCGCCTTGTCGAAAACGCATCAGTGCTAAAGTCATACTATCACAAAAGTCATCGTTGTCACCATTAGGAAATGAAACAACCTCTTCGATAACTTCATCCGCAAATTTCTTGTCGTGTGGGGCCCACACCATTCCAGATTCAAACATGGGGGCCACCATGTGCATTCGGGTAACCTTATCGTTTCCTTTGCCCGGAGAAAACCCTAAAGCTGGAATACCTTTTAGCCGAAGTTCTTGGATCAAAGGAGTACCTGTAGCTTTGGCCTCGATAAGAACCATATCAGGCTCCCAATACTCGTATTCCTTAAACGCCTGCTCTTTTAACTCAGGGAAATTCCACCTTCCGCGCTGGGCATCAAGTAAAATAATATGGTCCGGACCACCCTCCTCGGGTTTAAACACACCCCAAGTAGTAATCGCAGAATAATCCGCCGTTTCTTTCTTGGAAAACGCCGTGTCGTAAGACTGAAGAATGTAGTCTAGCCGAGGAACCGTCTCTTCCTCCCACCGTTTCCACCACTCGGTCTTAATAATCGCGGATGCGGAACCTGTTGGGTTCTGCTGCCACTGAGCGTTCCATTTTCCAACAGGCAACGAAGCTTTAATCGACAGCAGAGCGTCTTTTGCCCAGAACTCAGGCCACAACGGCTTGTCACTAGGCATAATCGCAGGAAATTCCACAACCTCCCACTGGTCAGACATCACATCGCTGCCCTGTTGGGCCAACAAACGGCCCGTCAAATCCTTTTTACCCCACCGAGTCATAACAATTATGATGGCACCGCCCGGTTGAAGACGCTGGCGAGGACCAGAAGTGTACCACTCGTAGGCATTATCAAACGCAGATGCACTTAGGGCGTCTTGCTCCGAATGAGGGTCATCAATGACAAGTAAATCCGCGCCACGGCCTGTGATAGCCGCTCCCACACCCGCCGCAAAGTACTCTGCACCCAAGTCAGTGCCCCAAGTACCCGCTCCTTTATTGTCTTCTTTAAGGTTTGTGTTCGGAAATATAGTTTTGTACTCTGGATCATCAATTAAATCCCTTACTTTACGGCCAAAACGCACAGCCAACTCTGTGTTGTGAGTGGCTTGAATGATTTTTAACTTAGGGTTTCTACCTAGAAACCAAGCAGGCATCAAGTAAGACGCAAACTCGGACTTAGAATGACGAGGCGGCATGTTTATAATCAAACGTTTGAGCTCTCCTCGCGCAACACGTTCAAGTTTTTCCGCAATAACTCGGTGATGCCGACCCTCGATGAAGTTATCGTACACATGGTGGACAAAAGGCATGAAGTTCTCATGCGCTTTCTCCCTTAAATCCATGCGTTTCTTGGCCTCAGTTAAGGCCAAGATCTCCTTTAGAGCGTCCTCTGGTAGTGCCTGTAGGTTCATGCTGCAGGTGTCGCTGCGGTGTAAGTCCTTCTATCGATGACTTTCCTGCGTTGGCCGGGGCCAGTGTCCCCTGGACGTATAGTTTGTCCGGTGTAGGGTCGAGTACTTGCTCCTGCCCGTAGACGATATGACTCCTCAATCTTAACACAAGTAGGTCCGTTTGGCCCATCCACAAGCTCGTAACCCTCTGGGCATTCCATTGTAGGATCACCCGCCACATTCGTGCCAAGAACAGGAGCAACGCCGTCACCGCCATCCGATGGAAGACCAACCGTTACGCCGTCATCCGTTGTAGTGAATGTTGGGATGCTAGGATCGTCACCGCCATCGTCGCCAAACACCTCTGGAGGAACGTATGCGGTATTAAACGGAACAAACGGCCTGTTTGTTTTTTTCTCAACAGGGACTTCAACTGCAACAGGGACTTCCTGATTAGTTAGCAATGGTGGGTTCTCAACTACCGTCTTCATAGTTGACGCTGGCTCCTCCTCAGTAATCACTACCTCTTCCGTAGGCACCGCCACGTCTACGGTTTTAGCAACAGTGGGTAACTGATCTTCCACAATGACCTCTGTTCCCGTTTGGTTAGAAGCGTCGAGCATATCTGCTTTAGCTTCGGACAAAGCCACATCGGTTCCCGTCTCCGGAACATCAACTTCCACAAAATCTGTTTGCAGGTCGTTGTCTACTACCGTGCCTTCATCAATCTGGCTCTTCCCGTCTCCAACAATGCCTCTAAGATACTTAGCCGAGTCCGACAAAGCTGCATCGTAGGAAGGCGTTGCTTGAATTTCACTAACCTCTGGAGCATCCACCTCAACAAACGTGTCATCAATCGGAGTCTCAAGGTCCAAAGCTAGTTGCTCTTCGACAGGTACTTCAACTGCGAACTGATCCGCAACGTCCGTAATCGAAGGCTGAACACCAAGCATGTCAGAACGGCGAGTATCAATCGGCTGATCCGTAGTACTCACCATGGGCGCAGTCATGTCCGCCGGAGCAACCATCTTTGGGGTGTCGTACATAGCCGCAAGGTCTGCAATCGAAGGTTTAAGAGGAGCAACGTTGTTAACAGTTACAGAGCCGTCCGCTTCCGGTGCACTAAGTTTTGGAGCAACAGCGTTGTCATACGCTGCATTCCCCGCTGCTTCCGCAGCCATCGCATCCCCAGTTTCCGTTAATGTCTGATTGTATGCCGCCTCTTGGGCCGCTATCGCGTCATAGTTCTCTTGAGCTTGAAGATTAGAAACCTCGGTTGTAACACTCGGAGCCTCTGTTCCCGTGATGATGTCCTCCGCAACGTTAGATCCGCGTGACCCATCGTCAGGTCCTTTTCTTTCCGCTGCCATGGGCGCAAGTTCAATGCCGCTCATGGACGAAAGAAGCTGGGCGTCTGCGGTTGCTTTAGCATTTTCCGCTGCTGAAATTCTATCTACTGCCTGTCGTTTAGCCGTGGCAGTGTTGATGTCCTCCTCCAAGAATAAATCCAGCGCAGTCTGACCGTCCAGACTTTCGTTGGCGTTGGCCTGATCGATAACGTCCGTTGCCATTTCTTCTGACAACATAGCGTTGATCTCGGCAAGAGTCTCCGCGTTAATGCTGCCTGTCGTTGCAACCTCGTCACTGGCGATTAAACCAAGCATATCCGCTTTGTTACGCTCTGCTTCTTTGGACACCTTGGTGGCAACCTCAATCGCATCGGTCATAGGGAGCTCTAGTTTCGAGGCCAACTCAGCAATGTTACCTGTTGTGGCAGACTGCTCAAACGCTGCATCGTCCAAAATCATCTCAGATAGCAACGCTGCGCTGTCATCCTTAGACTTCTGCAATAACTCCTGCTCCATCAAGGTCGTTTGGTCCGCAACCTGCGTGTTGTTGTCCGTCCGAGGGGTTACAATAGGGCCTGATTGGAACTTAGTAGGATCGTTAATAGTGCCATCAACCGTGTTGTTATATGCAGTATCAACCGTTGAACTCGCAAGCTGACCAGCAGTAGGACTCAACAAAGGATCTAATACCTGACCGTACATCGTTCCGGGCTCTTGGTTGGTCAAAGGACCACCTTCTGTTACAGTCCCAGATCCGTCTCTCCTCGCGCCCGAAGTATTTGCACCCGAAGCAAGAGTCCCCCCAAATGCACCAAGAGCAGCACCTGTGATTGCTCCTTCCTTATCAATATCGAGAGTAGGGACTATATTTTGTCCGCCACCCGCGAGAGCAGAAGCAACAAGAGAGGGTTCTCCGACCCCTTCACTCAAACCTCCTTCTAACATAGTAGCACCAAGTTTTGATTTAAATCCCGGTAAGAATTTGCTGCCGAGGCCATAGGTTAAACCTTCAACTACACCCATACCAGCCGCGTAAGGCGTGATCGTTTGAACATAATCAGTTACCAACTGACGCTGTTGATCTTTACTAATAGGACCATATTCTCCTTTAGCGATCCTTGCGTCCATCCTGTTTTCAATTTCAGAAGTAAGTTCCCCTGTGGTCATCGTTGCACCAAGAGCCGCACCCGCAACAGGATTAGCCACCGAAGTTGCGACAATCCCCGCAACAGTAGGAGCACCATACACGATTTCCGAAAAGAGGGCCTCCATATCCGGACCAAGTTTCCCAGTTCCAAGTATATCTCTGTCTTTGGCGGCTTTAGCGCGTGTACCTGTAAGGTTGCCAAGAGTGCGGTCTTTCAATCGGCCAAGAGTGTCTGCAACTCCCCCGACCTTGTTAGCAAATTGGTTTTCCGTTCCCGCAACCATGCCCCGTCTGTTTGGATCCGCGCCCAACGCCTTGGCAAAGCCCATGTCAATCTCAGGAATAATATTCCCGCTAGAATCTAACTGATCAAGGCCAATCGATGAGTCGCCAAACTTGTACTGATCCGCCGGATCAAAGTACTTAATTCCCTTTTCAACACCACGTCCAATTAACTCGGCACCTTGCAGAAAACCCGCGCCTAATAATCCACCGTACCCAGTGCCCTGATCGGCATCATTACGACCAAGAGGGAATGTAAGGTCCGGCATTGCTCTAGGGCCAAGTTGAGCGTTTGGATCAGTGTTAAATACTGATGGAAACTCCGCTCCAGGGAACATGTCCCGATATGAAACAGGCTCCGGCGCGTTACTTGTCTCCGTGAAATCTGTTGCGTTGGGATTCTTTCCTTGTCTCTCCAACTCTGCCAACTCAAGCATGGTCAATGCATCGCTGGCAACACCACTATTTTGAGCCATCTGAACGCCGCCAGCGTCAAGAGCAGCTAACTTAGCCTCAAACTCCTCGGGAGTGGAAGTCGCGGTCCGGAAATCATAGCCCCCCCTATCAGGAACAGGAGAAGGGATGTTATTACCGGGAGCAAGGCGATCTCCAATACCAAAGTCTAATTGAGTAATGCCCCCTGATGTAGGGGTGTAATTTACCGCTGAACGATCCCCAAGGGCCTCAACAACGTTGCCGCGACCACCCCCCACAGAGGGAACGCGATTTGGATCCAAGAAAGGATCTCCGCCGCCCAATGTAGGAGTGTAATCAACAGGACGAGTTCCAACGTCAATAGGATCAAATAAGTTGGCCTGCGGATCACCCGTCATAGTAGGTGCCGCCGCAGGACGAAGCTGCGGACGTAAACTTGTAGCAGGAGCCGCAGGAGCAACAGGAGCGTAGTCCGTAGTATAACTCTTGCCCTGATAATCAAACGTCTTCCCTGGGCCACCAGACTTACGAGCCGCCGAAAACGCATCGCCAAACGAACCAGAGCTGTCTGAACCGCCAGTGAACCCCGTGATCTGAGGAGTGTAGTTGTTATTTCCCTGCTGTGCCGCGTAGGAAGGACTACTGCCAAAACTGCCCGTTTTTAAAAAATTACCAATGCTGCCGTCAGTAGAAGAAGACTTAGAACCCGCGTAACGACTACCCTCGTTTAACGAAATCTGCGCGATTCTGTTCTTAGTTTTGTTGTCCGAACCACCAGCCGAAGTAACATCCTGCCCCAAACCAGCGTTCTTGTTTGCCCCAGTGTACGTCCGAGTAAGCATCTCACTGCCGTTCTCGTTCGTGCCGTGCGACTTCCACTCAAACCCGTCACCAGCATACTGACCAGTTGACGAAACAGAACCAACGTTCTTTGTCGGAGATCCTTTGCTTAAATTACCAGTAGACTTCTTCTGTTTCTTATCATCCCCGCCGCCGCCAGAACCGCCGCCATCAGAATCAAACACCGGAGTCTTGTGGCGCAATGGCCCAAATAAATTGATCATGCTACTTTCCTATGCCATTTTTCGTCGCGCCGACTTCCGTCAGGATATAACCGTAATCCCTCCGCAGTGGCAATTTCTGGGTGATTATCCCACATAAACTGCTGAATGTCTCGTATAAACCGTATTACCTGACGCCTGCCAGCCCTACACTGGAACTTCGGGAAGTACAAAATTCCCTCCTTCCTAGAGAAAACCTCGTCGCCAACCCACAAATCAGTGTCAATCTCCTCGCGGGTGAAAAACCCCCAAGTGCAATAACCAACAACCTCGCCACCATCACGATGAATAAAACAACGGTCATGACGTAACGCCGATAGTATCGAGTTCCGAGCACCGCCAATCGTCCGATCCTCGTAATAATCATCCTCCAAAACCAAAGTCATAACCCGACCCAGAAGATCATAGCTCATCCTTTTAAACTCCCAATGCCGCCCGGTGTGGAATACTTCTGTATCATGTCAGCATTAGGTAACGCCGTAGCAAGGCCACCGCTTAAAGGACTCATCTGACCACCCCGCTGAAAAGTGCCCGGAGGTGTAAGGCCCTTGGGCCGAGGAGCACTCGGCCTGCTCAACAACTTTCGTGCCGCCGCCATCAATCCACCGTCCTTCTCCGCAACCTGCGGAGTCAACTGCATACTGTCACGAGCCATGCGCTGTAAATCCTGCTGCTCCGCAGGTAACTGCTTACTAGGGATCTTCGAGGCATAATCCGATAACCGTGTGCCATTGGAATCAGACGGATTATACTCCCCGTCAGTCTCAATAAACTTCTTCATTCCAGACTTGCCGCCTAAATGAGCCATTGCTAACATCGCCTCGGGAGAAATAATAACCCCGCCAACCTGCTGACCTATGTACTCATCTAAACCCTGATCAGCAACATACGATAAAATATCGTCCTCATGCCAACCCTGTACCTCTTCCTGTAATGCAGGGCTGTTCTGAAACTGAGACATGGAAAACTTCTTGCCTGTAGATGACATGAAGTCCGTTAAACGATCCGCACCAAACTGATACTTCCCAACAAAACCCTCGTCATTACGAGCAGAGTAATCACCCCCACTCTCAAACTCAGCTAAACGTTCTCTAAAATTAGACATTCAATGATGCTCCGTGGCTCTCGGTCCTCTATACAACATTCCCGAATGAAATTACACCCACGATTTTTCTTGGGCCTTGGAGCTTGGGCACTGGGAACAAGTGGCAATGGAATTATACTCAAATGATTTTACGACACCAACTAAACAGGCGCGGGGGGCGCGAGTAGGGGGGCCAAATAAGGGGG